TCTTTCTGAAGCAGTGGACGGATTCGCCTGGTGGTTTGAAGGAGTTCCGGCGCAGGTATGTGCGTCCGGAGCCGTATCCGGAGAATCCTCCGGTTGATTTGGCGGCGGTTCGCCGCAATCGGGAGTTAGTGGCCGACAGGCTGGGTGCGCGTTCGCCTCAGGTGGCGTGGCTTGACCGGCAGTTGAAGGATTTAGCTTAATTTTCCCGAAGTTAAGTTTACAGGGATTTGGCCCTGGAAGGCGCGTGACAGCCTGCGCCGTTTGAATTGGCTGGTTAAAGGAAGTTGTTGTGGATATTACTGATTCAGCGGTTGTTGATGAGGCTCTGGCGGCTGTGGGTGAGGGAAGCGGTAAGGCTTCTGAGTCCTTGGGTGTCGTGGCAGAGGCTTCGGTAGATGAAAGTCCGGCCGACTCCGGAGCGGTCGAGAAAGAAGCTGCCGAAACTGAAGCATCTGAGTTTCGTCCGATTGAATCGCAAGAGGCTCTTGAGAATGTTCTGAAGGGCCGCCTGGAACGCGCACAGCGGAGCGCGGAGAAGAAATATCAGAAGCAGGTTGAAGAACTCGCATCACGGCTCAAGGAGTACGAGGATGCGAAGCTTTCTGTGGATGAGAAGAAGGACAAGCGTCTGACTGAGCTTGAGCAGAGCTTGGCTGAGGCTAATGACCGGTATCAGAAACTTGAGCGCACTCGTATTGTGGAGTCTTTGGCACGCGAGATGGGTTTGCCGGAAAAGTTTTGGGGCCGGGTGCAGGGAGACACTGACGACGAGATTATCTCTGATATCAACGATATGCTTGAGGGTTTGCCTCGCAGCGAACGCCAGAATGCGCCTCTTACGCAGGCACCGAAGGTGAGTGTTCAGGCCACCAATAGTGAGCCTGAGATTGAGGAGAACGCGAAAAGCATTGTTGACAAAATGGGTGGATTCCTCAACTTTTAATTTCAAAACTGAATTCGTCTGCACATATGGGTATGTGTAGACCTTTTGTAAAGGTTAGCTAAATTGGCTGGACATGTTTTTGTCAAACCGAGTCTCGTTGTTGAGACTGCGGTTGAGATTCTTCAGCGTCAGCGGGTGCTTCAGGCTCTTGTGACGACTGACGGGCTTGGTGATTTCGGCGGCTCCGCTAATGACACCATCAATATCCGCGTGCCTGCGATTGCCGGGGCGCACACCCGTACTCTGCGCGACACTGATCGCAGCCTGACTACGGATGATCTGGTTGAGCACAACATTCCGGTGCAACTCACCGAGCATGTGTACTCTGCGATCAAGCTGACGGATGAGCAGCGCACGCTGGACATTCGTGATTTCGCCCGTCAGGTGCTTTTCCCGCAGGTTTCGGCTGTTGCTTACAAGCTGGAAGATTTGATTGTGGAGAAGCTGGTCGATGCGGCCCCGTATGACGAGGTTATCGACATTGACCCGGCTGACACGTTCCCGGCTTTCGTTGACGGCCGTAAGAAGCTGAACGATGCGAATGTTCCGGATCAGAACCGTGTTCTGGTTGTGGGCAGCGCGGTTGAGGCCGCGATCCTGAAAGACCCGCAGTTCCGTTACGCCCAGCAGTCCGGTGACAGCAATGCGCTGCGTCGTGCTTACCTGGGTCAGATCGCCGGGATGCAGGCTTTCCGCTCTAACGCGATTGATCCCGATGTTGCTTACGAGTGGCATCCGACTGCTTTTGTGTATGTCAACCGTGCGCCGAAGATTTCTGAGGGCATTGTTGCTTCGGCTTCGTATGGTGCCGATAACGTGGCTCTGCGGTGGCTGGCCGACTGGTCGTATTCCGAAATCGGTCTGCGTTCGCTGTGTGACGTGTTCACCGGCTACAAGGTCATTACCGAGAAGGACGGCTCGTTCGTTCGCGGCGTGAAGATGAAGCTTGCTGGTGGCGCTCCGAAAAAGGCTGCCGCCCCTGCGAAGGCTGACGCTTAACCCTCATGAATCCGTTAGCGTCCGTACCTGACCTTGAGAGGTTGATGAAGCGGACGTTCTCCGGTGCCGATCTTGACCAGGCGGATATCATTCTTGATGCGGTATCCGCCTGGGCAAGAAGCGTTTCGGGTCAGTCTTGGCCTGAGGCTCCGGTCGGAGTGCCGTCCGACGTTATGTATGTTGTGCTGGCTGCGGCGCGGCGTGTTCTGGTGAATCCTGATGGGGTTACCCAGGAGTCGATGGGGCCGTTCAGTAAGACCTACGATAAGCCACCGAAAGATTTCTTTACGCTGGCTGAGTTGGCGATCCTGAAGCGGTATCGGCCGAAGGCGAACAGTGGTCTTTTCACTGTCGGGTTTTCTCGCGGCGAGAAGGCTAACTGGGGTCGCATTGGTCATCTTTATGTGGATGGTCAGCCGATGCCGGTCATTTGGCCGAATGATCCTGGATACGAGCAGTCTTGGATTCCTAATGATCGCCCTTGAGTCGGTTGCTGTTTATCGTGGCGGCATTGACCGTAAAGGGAATGTGTCGAAGGAGCTGGTTGGCGAGGTTGAGGTCGCTTTCGATTGGGGGAGCGGCCTTTCCCGTTCGATGGGTGACTTTGATCGGGCTGAGTCTGCGTCCGGTACGCCGCATGTGTTTGTGGCTAAGGGTGCTGACCTGAAGGCGCGTGACAGGATTGAGCGTGCCAACGGTGAACGCTATTCGGTTGTGGGGCATCCCATTTGGGAGCAGCCCCATGAGGTTCCTGTGTTTGGGCAGGTTTGGGTTGTGTTCAAGTTGGAGTCGATGAATGGCTAAAGGTTTCCTCAGTGATATTGAGATTTACCGTAACGCCCCGGCTTACGCAAGAATCTTGAAATCTCCGCTCTTAGACCCGATTCTGTACGGCAAGGCGCAGGAGGTTGTGCGTCTGTATCAGGCGCGGGTCGGTAAGAAAACCGGAAAGTTGGCGGCTTCGGCTTCGGCGCAGCTTCGCGTGGGCGGTCAGAGCAACGACCGGATTATCGGGGTCGCTTCGATCAACGATTCGTCTGTTCAGGCTGAGTGGAAGGGCAAGCCCTTCTACTACGGTGTCTATCACGAACAGGGGACGCTCAACAGCAAGAGGGCGCGTCGGCGTAATCCGAATGGCGGCCGTGGGCCTCGTCCTGGTTACTACGAGTTGCGTCGTGCGGCGCAGCAGTGGCGTGGGAGTCCTCGACCATGAGCCTTGAGTTGCCTGATTGGTATGAGAGCAACTTTGTCGATGTTGAGTCGATGATGATTGATTTGTTCTCAAAGTTGTTGCCTGACGTGGAGTGTGGAAGTTGGACGGCTGATGACTGGCTGGACGATCCGAGTCCAACGCCTCAGTTGTTGTTCTTCCGGTTGCCGGGGGTGAGGGTCGACTATGACCGAAACTCTGACGTGTGCCATGTGCAGGTAGTTGCGGTCACTCCCTCGCGGGATGATTCGTGGCGGCTGCTGGATTTTGTTCGCGCTGTTATTTTGCCGATGCAGGGTTTCCGCGTGAAGATGGAGGACGGCTTCACTGCAACTGTGTGGTGTACCGATGACGTGTCGGGGCCGGAATTGCTGACTCCTGAGCAGCAGATCGACACTCGCGTTGTTACTGCGGTGTTTTATTTGAGGGTCGGTTTGCGGAGTCGCAAACGGTATGACCAGATCATTTCAGGGCTGTAGCAGCCCATCTATTTAAGGAAGTTTAGAAAATTGGCTACTGATTTTTTGTCGCTGAAGGACGCGCAGGCTGACCTGGCTCTTGCGCCTCTTAATCTGACGGTGCTGCTGGCACCGTATTCGGCTACCCCGGCTGAGACTCTTGAGGGTGCCGATGGTGCGCTGGACGTTCCGGCCGAGTATCAGTCGGTTGGGCATTTCCAGAAGCAGGCCGGTCTGAGCCTGATGACCGATATGTCCTCGCAGGACATTGAGGCTTACGGCGAGTCCGATCCGATCCGCAACATCATTTCGCGGAAAAAGACGAGCTTCGATTTCGTCATGTTTGAGAACAAGCGGCTCGTCCTTGAGGTCATCCATTCGGCTGACTTCTCCGACGTTACCCCGTCTGCGAACGGTGGCATTGTTCTTCAGGCTCCGACGACCCCGAAGAACCGTTACTACCGTGCCGCTCTCGTGGGTCAGGATGACCATGAGGAAGGCGAGGTTTGGATTTACTGGCTGATGCCTAAGGTGAAGCTGGACAAGGTTGACAACCAGACCTTGAACGATGACAACGTGCTTGAGTACAAGCCGACCCTGACTGCGTTCAAGGACGACGAACTGGGTTACAGCGTTGCTCAAGGCTTCTGCGGCCCCGGCTGGGCGGCGATTGCCGACCTTGCTGGTTTCGGCACCACTAAGGGTGCGTCGGCTTCCGAGTCGACCGCTAAGAAGCCGGTTGGTGGTTCTACTGCCACCGCTGGTGGTTCGACCGCTGGCTCGTCGGATACTTCCGGCAGCTAGTTCCTGTTGGTTGAGTGGCGGGGAGGGGGTTAGGAGGTGGCTCCCTCCCCGCCTCAACTTTTCTATTGTGTTGTCTGGTTTGAGAATTGGGGAAATCTGTTATGGCTACTAATCGTAAAGTTCAGGTTGTTGACGGCGAGGTTGTGGACGAGCAGGGCGAAAGCCTGTTCGCGGAGCTTGTCGCTTCGGTGCGTGTGCCCGATCCGCTGGTTGTGGTGCCGGGGAAGCTTGAGGTTTCGTATCCGCCCGCCCGCCGTGTGAACCAACTGCTCTCCGCTGTGAGCGTTGATGGGCAGATTCGCGCCGTGTTCGGGGATGACTACGAGGTTGCCGAGGAACTGTTTGGTTCCGCTCCGATTGAGGTTTGGAACAAGTTCATGGAGCGGTACAACAAGCACTTCTTTGGTGATAAAGATTCGGGAAAATAGCGACTATCGCCGGGATCGTTAACAAGTGGTGGTCTGCCGTCGAGTGGGATTTGGGCGAGTATCTGGGCGTTAACGCCTTGGAGTTCTTTCTGTCTCCCTGTGATTGTGGGCAGTGCGCCGGTCGGGTGTGGGTGCTGCGTGATTGGAGCCAGTTTCTTCGCTTCTATCAAGGGGTTTCGCAAATCACTGGCTCCTACACGCAGGCTGTGCAGTTGAACGATCCCGATGTGATTGATGCTTTGTGCTTGATTAAGCCGGATGATGTTCCGAAGCCGCCGCCGTGGTGGAGGTTCACCGATGTTATGCACCGTTTGACTGATATTGCGGATCAGTTGATCGCTTCTCGCGCTTCTAGTAAGGATGTGAAGTTCTATCCGCGTCCGGTGAATCCGGCTGTGAAAGAGCGGCAGAAGCGTGTGATCGCCAGTCAAGAGGACGCTATTGAGAAGGCCCGCAAAGCTAATGCTCTGCGCCGCGCCTTGAAGGACTTAATTTAATAAGGTGGGTTGCTTTGTCTGAGTATGTGGTCGCGCAGGCGGCAGTCTTAATTGTGCCGTCATTGAAGGACTTCCAGGCGAAACTGGAAGCGCAATTGACGGCGATTGAGAAGGCCCAGGATGCTATCGCTATCAAGATTGAGGGCGATACGAAGAAGCTGCTTGCCGACTACGCTGCGGCGAAGGGCTGGATTGAGTCTCAAGAGATTGAGATTAACGCCAAGGTTGATACCCGCTATTTGACTGAGATTCGGCAGAAGTACGAGAATCTGTCGCGGCAGTTCAAGAACGGCTTGATGCTGAGCGTCAAGGTTTCGGGTATTTCCCTTTTGCCTCAGTTGGCTCAGGCTGCGGCGGCGGCGAACGATTCGATGGTGGAGTTGTCTCGCACGGCCCTCTTGTTGCCTGGGATTCTGTCTGGCATTGGTGCTTCTGTTGCTTCTTTGGTTACCGGTATGGGTGGCCTGAAGGATGCGTTTAAGGAGTACAGCGATGCTCAGAAGAATGCGGCTCAGGAGGGGCTGAAGGCCCGTAATGCGGCTGCTAATGTGCGGGATGCTTACCGGGATTTGGGTCGGTCGGTCAAGGACGCTAGGCGTGAACTTGAGGACTTGAACGCCCAGTTGCGTGATGCGCCTTTGGATGAGGCTGAGGCGATCATTCGGTTGCAGGAAGCTCGCGCCGAGGCCGCTGTCACGTTTGAGAAGTCTGCGTTGCAGCAACAGAAAGACGCTCTGGCGGTCATTCGCGCCGAGAATGATCTGGCTGATACGCGGTTGCGGAACTCTCGGACGATTGAGGACGTGGCGACGGCTAACGCTAAGGGTGTGGCCGCTTCGGATTCTGTGGTTGAGGCTACCGAAAGGTTGGCTAAGGCTGTCGATGACGCTGCGACGAAGAACACTAAGCTGTCTGATTCGTTTGCCCAGCTTTCGCCTAACGCCCAGCAGTTTGTTGAGGCTATTACGGGGATGGACTCGCAGTGGACAGCGTTGAAGAACGCTGTTCAGGATCGGCTGTTTGATGGTTTGGCTGGCGAGGTCACTCGTCTGGCCGCGTCTGATTTGCCGATGTTGCAGTCCGGTTTGTCGGCTATCGCTGATGAGATTAACGGCAATTTCAAGACCGCGATCCAGTCTTTGCAGACTTCGGAGAACCGGGGTTTCCTGTCTCAGATTCTTGGTAACACTGCTGAGGCTCAGGGCGAGTTCGATCAGGTGATCGAATCTCTCACTAACGGATTCTTGCAACTGTCTGCGGCTGGTTCGGATTATCTGCCTAGGTTGTATCGCGGCTTGGGTGATGTGATGGAACGCTTTGAGCGTTTCGTTGCGGTTTCGGATGCTGATGGTTCGCTGGATCGTTGGATTGAGAGCGGTATCGAATCTTTCCGCGATTTGGGTAACGCTCTGCTGAATGTAGGGTCGATCCTCAATTCGATCAGTGATGCTTTCACTGGCGGCGGCGGCAAGGGGATGCTTGAGCTTCTTGAGGAGTCTAGCGGCCGTATGGCCGAGTTCCTGAGAAGTGATGCGGGCCAGCAGCGTTTGCTTGATTTCTTTAGGGAGACTCGCGGCCAGTTGGCTGAGTGGAAGCCGTTCCTGGTTGAGATTCCCGGTTTGATGCAGTCTATTGCTTCCGCTGGTGAGTCGTGGGCATCGAAGTTGTTGCCGTTCTTGACTGTTGCTACGGATTTCTTGAACAGTCATCCCGGTTTGGTGAGCGCGGTTCTTCAGGCGTATTTGTCGTGGAAGGTTATCAGCCCGGTTATCAGCGGCATTTCCGGTTTGCTGAGCGGCGATCTCGTTAAGGCGTTAAAGGGTGCGTCGGGCGAGGTCGGCATGGGCTTTAAGACTGGCGGCTTGACCGGCGCGTTCTCGACATTGGCGGGCATGATCGGCGTTGGCGGGGTTGCTTATTCCGCTGTGACGGCGATGATTGCCCTGCTCGCTTACAAGTATATTGATGTTCAGAATGAGGCGGCGCAAGCGGCGCAATCCCACGCTGACGCTTTGCGTAATATCGCCAATCAGGTTGATGAGACTACGGGTAAATTAACCCAGTCTGGCCTGATTGAGCAGTTGAAAGAACTTAGCAATTACCAGAACTTCAACTTGGCTGGTGATCCTAATTTCGATCTAATGGCTAAGGCTCGCGGCATCGGCATCACTGAAGATAAGATTGTTGCTGCGTTACAGCCGGGTGCTGCTGGTCAGTCCGAGTTTGAGGCGATCCAGAACCGTAACCGCGAGGTTGTGTCTAAGGCTCTACAGGGCCAGAAGGACAGCCTTTACTGGGGTGCTAAGTCTCAGTTGGACAAAATGGGCATCACGTTTGATGATGTGGTTTCCGCGATCCTGGGTGATGAGGCGCAGAACAAGCGTCTGACTGATGCCGGTCAGGGCTTCAATGCTGTTGATTTGCTTCAGGGCATCAATGGGCCGTTGGGTATTGGCAGTGTGCCCGGTTTGGGCGAGGACTCGATCATTGCGGCGAACCTCAACAGGGGTTTGATTGAGAAGCGTAGGAATACGCAGGCGCAGTCTGATCGGGTCAATAGCGCGAACGTGGCGTTGAACGGCAATGCGACGATGCGGCCGGGTACGGTTTTCGACCAGTTGGGCAATCCTCAAGCTTCGGCTACCACTTCTGGTGGTGTGAAGATCAGTGTGGATACCCCGGCTCCGGAAATTAAGCTTAAGTTCCCTGAGATTGACGAGCTTATTCAGGAGAAGGGCGGCAGCGTTTCGGCTGACGCTAACGGGTCGACTATTGAGTTCCTTGATCCTCGAACGGCTAGGGAGTTCGCTACTTTCGATAAGTATGCGGCTGGTGGCCGGATCAGCGGGCCGGGTACCGGCACGTCAGACAGCATTCTTGCGCGTCTTTCTAACGGAGAGTTCGTCATCAATGCTGCGGCCACTCGTCAGCATTTGCCGTTGTTGGAGAAGATCAATAACGGTGAACTGCCGGGGTATGCCGGTGGTGGTCTGGTTCTTCCTGATCTTCCTCGCTTTGCCGAGGGCGGCGGCTGGTGGGATCAGGTTAAGGAGTTCGGCGGCGGGATTGTTCAGGGTGCCAAGGATGCCGCTTCTTCGCTGAAAGAGTTTGTGACCAATCCGGTTGAGTCGGTTAAGGCTATGGCTCCGCTGGTTGGTTTGGGTGGCGAGGGCGCACCTGGGGTTAAGGATTCCTGGGTTGCGGCCGGTAAATCGACTATCGCTTATGATGATTGGTCGCAGGGCCGTGAGGCTACTGGTGCTGGGAAGAATGTTTTCGGCATTCTTTCTGCGGTGATTCCTGGTGCTGCTGCTACTAAGGCTGTTCAGTCGCTTAAGGCTGCTCCGGTGGCGGCGAAGGCTGCTGAGGCTGCGGCTCCCACTGTTTCAGCAAGGGCACTTCCTCCGAGCGCGGTCGGCAGCGAAGCAGTTAAGGTTTCCGGCCTTAGCATGGATCAGTTGCGGGCCAACACCGGCAGAACTCAGGTTGCGACCACTGGCGGCACAGTGGATGCCATTCACGCTTACCTTGATGCCGCTAGTGTGGGCACTAGGTCAATTGACGTTGGCTCAGGCAGGGGCTTCGCGTCAAAGTACGGCGATACGCAGGAGCCTAACCCGAAACCTAACGTCAATCCCACCTACCGGGATTTGAGTGAGGTTGCAGAGAGGGCTTATGACCGGGTTACCAATACTAATGTATTGAACGTAATTCCTGACGTTGCGGAACGCGCCGCTTTGGTTCAGCATATTGGGCGCATTCTCTCCGATAAAGGCCGTGCTGTTATTACAACTCGCGGCAAGGACGTTGCTGACGCGAAGAACAAAGTTCCTTTGTCCTCTGAGCCTAATGCTTGGATGATCGGCAAGGGGAAGAATCAAACTTTCCAGAAGGGCTACGAGCCTGAGGAATTGAGAGAGTTTGTTCAGTCCGTACTTGGTGAAGGTTTCAGTGTTGAAGTCGCTAAGGTCGGAAGTGCGCCCGCTGCGATTCAGATTGCTCGCCGCCTGGATAGCCGGGCGGCGGCAGACGGCACACCAGCAAGAAATCGGCAGATAGATAACGAGAAATTTGAGAAAACCTGGGCTAGAGCAATAGCTGCTGACCGCCCTAAGGTTAATCAGCGCACTCTTGTCGAGAAGAAATTAAATGACGATTTCTTTGATTCTCCGCTTGTTCAGATTGCTAAAGCGCAGAACCGGGGCGATGCTATGCCCGGTCTTGACGGCGTTCATATGGCCGGTATGCGCGGCACCAGCGAAGATATACTTGACATAATCAAGCATCATGTTGAGGGTAATTTATTCCTTAACCCAAACATGAACTTGAAAGAAATTAGGCGAGCGCCACCAGAGGAAATCGGCGGCGCATATGCTACGGCTAACCACGCCAGCGGCCTTGTGCTGATAAATTCAGAGTTTGTGGATGACCCTGAACGGTTTATAGAGGCTAATAATCGTCTAGTCGCTGAAGGCTTTTTTCCGGAACTTGGGCCAAATAATGTTTACGGCTCTACAGTAGCGCACGAGCTTATACACATTGCCCATGAAGATAGACTTGCATTAAGCCGAAATAGTCAAGAAATGGCGTTGCGGAATGCCTTTATTGATCTAAACCCTGAGTTCGGCCTCAATCCTTTAGATGATAAATCGACGCTTGGGCCTGCGGCTTTTGCTTCCGTGTCTAAAGGGCGGGGGATGGGAAGTTCTTCCCATCTTGCCATTGAAAAGAAGTTCAGAGGCTTCCTGGGTGACACCCTTCCTGGGTATTCTTTCTTTAACAAAGATGCTCTGGCCGATCCTGAGGCTGTATTTTCTGACTTCTATAATTCCGCCGAGGCTTTGGCTTCTGGTGGTGAAGATGTTTACAACATGGCGAATAGCGCGGGCACCGGTTCTAAAGTTCTGTACGGTTTGTTGCGTGATTATTGGATCAAGACTAACGCTACCAGAATGGCTTTTTTGAGGGCTGCGGGCGGCGATCCAAATGCGCCGGATTCCGGAGTTGGGAAAATTCGTTATCCGTATATCAAGCCGTATCGTTGGGGTGGCTTGGTGCGGTTCGCTACGGGCGGCTTGAACTGGTTTAAGCCGCAGTCGCCGCCAACTCCTTCACCTTCTCCCAGTCCTGGGGGAACCACGAAGGCTGTTGGCACTTTGGGCAGTGCGGCGAGTTTGGGTGAGTTGTATGGGGTTGGTGCGCCACCGCCTGCGGCTCCCGCCAGTCCTCCCGCTTTATCTGTTCCCGTTGTGCCGCCTAAGCCGCCTGCGTCGAGTTCAATACCTTTGAGTACCACTCTTGGTGTTTCGACTCCAGTTCCGGCTGCTAGCCCGACGACGAGCGGTGTTCCGCTTCCTGCGGAAGCTGGTTTCACTCCTACTGCGGTGCCTCAGGTTCGGGGCACCAGTATCGGTGGTGCGTTGGCTCCGTTGTTGGCTAAGGCGGCACCGTATGGTTTGCCTGCGGAGTCTGCTATTAGCTACGGGCAGCCCGGTTTCCCGTCTTGGGTTTACAACCTGGGTGCGCCTTTCAAGATGCTTGCTTCGACGTATAAGAATCATCAGGCGGGAAGCGGCTATAACCGTGGCATTGACTGGGCACCTGATGGGGTTGCCTGGAACACTCCTGAGGGTGCGGGCATCATGACTCGCTTTGCGAAGTATCTTGCTTCGTTGGGGGTTATGGAGCAGGTTATTTACCAGAATCCGTTTACTGGCGAGACTGTCGGTGTGTATAACGGGAAGCTGGTTGGCCCCGGCACAGATATGCCTTGGTACTACGCGAAGGACTGGGCTGGGCATCAAAACCATATTCATACCAGGACTTCGTTTGGCATTCCGAATCCTCAAGAGTTGAGCGTGTTGTTGAACTCTGGCGGCTTGTCGGGCCGCAAGTCGAATAATTCGGTTCTGAACAGTGTTCTTTCGCAGTTGGGTGCGTTGGCTCCTTCTTCGCGGTCGAACATGCCCATGGCGATGACTCCTGGCGGTATTGGGTTGCCGCAGTACACGTTTGGCAGCGGAGCGGCTGGTTCCGATGTTCAGAAGCCACTTACGGGTGAGCAGATTCTTCAGAACTACATCAGCATTGTTTCGGATTCGTGGTCGAACATCATTGAGAATCTGGTGAAGAACGCCGGTCAGATCGCGTTGCGGTTTATCGGTTCGTTCTTTGGTTTGGATTTCTCGCAGATCATCAATGCCGCTAATTCGGTGATGGGTGATGTTGGCGGCGGCATTGCTGACTTGTTTGATCCCAATTTCGGTGAGGATGAGTCGGAAGCTCTTGATCCGCTTGCTAATTTGCCTGCGGATGCCACTGTGGATCAGGTGATTCAGAGTTCCCAGTTTGGGATGCTGCCGCCTCAGGCTCAGGCCGACTACTACTCAATGTATGAGTCGGCTGCGGCGGGTGGTGAGCAGTTCAACGCTGTTGAGGCTTTGCGTGATGTTTCTGCTCAGGCCGAGCAGATGCTAAGTGGTCAAGCTCCTGGTGGCGTTGGGCAGGCTGCGGGTGCTGTTGCTGCGTATGACCCGACGAAAGGTGCGGAGCAGTGGCGGCCTGTCGTTCAGGCGATATTGAATAATGTTGCCCACAAGTACGGGATTACCAATAAGAAGGCTTGGGAAGATGACATTATCGGTCAGATCAACCTTGAGTCTCGCGGTAACCCGAATGTCGACAATCCGAACGATTCAGACGGCAAGGGCGGCACTCAGCAGGTGTTCGGGTTGGGCCAGTTCCATCCGGAAACTTTCGCCAAGCACAACAAGACTGGCGGCGATATACGCGATCCTATCGCGCAGATTTACGCGATGATCGACTACCTTGCTTCGGAGAAGTACGGGGTGATCCCTGACGGCGGCGTGAATTGGAAGGGTGTCGGGTGGCGTAACGGTAAGGGTTACGCTGCTGGCGGCGCGATTTCTGGCCCTGGTACTGGTGTTTCGGATTCGATTCTGGCGCGGGTGTCTAACGGCGAGTTCATTGTTCGTGCTTCTGAGACTCGCAAGCATCTTGGCTTGTTGCAGGCGATCAATGAAGGCACGTTGCCGAAGTTCAACAATGGCGGTTTGGTTCAGCCTATGCCGCTGGTGCCTGGTTTCCAGCCGCCAGCACCGCCACCACCGCCGCCGCCACCACCAACGCCTCCGGTGGTGCCGGATGCGACGAAGGTTCCCAATGCTGCCGTTCCGGAGCCGCAGCCAACTGCCCCTCAGGTGACCCCTGAGCCGTTGGCTCCGACTCCTGATCCAGTCACCGACCCGCTTGAACAGGTGTCGGGTATCGGTGACCAGATCGGTTCCGCTCTTGGCGGGATCGGTGGTGTTACGCAGGGCGCACAGGCTCCTGCGGGTGCTGACCCTGCGGGTGATCCCCGAGCGGTCATGGCCCAAGCACCGGCAAATCTGGATCATAACCATCCTGCGGTTTCGGGTGCGATCAGTGCGGGTGCTGGCGCGGTGGCTGGCGCGATCACTACTGCTATGCAGGCGGCGAGTATCGCCGGTATGGGCATGAGTAGTGGCGCGTCTGCTGCGGCTGGCCCTGCTATTGGTGCCGCGTCTGGTTTGGTGTCGGGTGTGGCTCAGGCTGCGGGCGGCGCGATCAATGGCGCGGTGAACATTCTGTCCTCGCTGATGGTGGGTACGTTGTCGAGCAGTCCCGGTGGGACTGGCGGCGCGTATGGCACTCCGTTGTTGCCTCAGGGTAAGAATCCTCAGGGCTTCAATGGGGGTGGCGGTCAGGTTGTGAACAACTGGGGTGGCGTTACTACGTCGAATCCCGATGAGTTCTACAAGATTCAGCAGCGCAAGGAGTTGCAGAACGCTTCTCCGTTCTTGGCTCGCCGGTAGTTCTCAATTTAGGTAAAACAAGGCCGGAAGCGGCCCCTCCCAAAGTGTTTGGTTGAGGGGCCGTTTCCGGTACTTACGCATGTTTAGGGGAATCTTTGTCTGAGTTATTGAAGATTGAGCTTTACGGGCGGGACGGCTCGTACTGGTGCTTGTCTGGCCCCGGCATGGGTAAAGAGGGCGTGATCCTGAAGCCGAAGGTTTCGCAGTTGGTGGACACGCCCGTTAAGACTTTGTATGTTCCCGGCCCGTTTGGTGAGGAATACGCGGGGAAGCGTGTTCAACGCCGGGAACTGGTGTTCACCGTTCAGGTGGGTGGGGAGGACATTGATCCAGACACTTGGGCTTCGATTGATGCTGCTTGGCGGTGGGCTTGGGATTATGAGGCCGAGTCGAAGCTGGTTGTGACGACGGCTGATGGTGTTCGGTGGATCAAGGTTCGTTTGTTTGAGGCTCCGCAGTCTTATGGGGATAAAGACCCGCATCTGACGGGCGATGAAGAAGTTGTGATGACGGTGACGGCGACGTTCCCGTATTGGCAGGAAGCTCCCGACGTTTATGAGTGGGAGACAGATAAGGACATTGACCGGACGACTTTTCCTGTTCACAACGAGGGCGATGTTGCGGTGTGGCCGCGTTGGTCGGTGAGTGCGCCGGGTAGCTGGGTGTTGCCTGACTTTTCCTGGGGCAGTGACATTTATTCGCGTGCCGATATGGATGCCGGTCGGACGATTTGGCTTCCTGATCTTCCGGATAAGGCTCATGCTGTTGTGGACTCTGATCCTCGCGTGCAGACGATCATTTGTGCGAATGAGTTTCCGGCTCAGCAGCAGTGGAAGGGCAACGATCTGTTGTACCCGATTCTGCCGGGTAAGACTGCTGATGTTCCTGTGCGGGTGTCTGGTGCTACTGGTGGTGCTGCGTGCCGTCTGGTGGTTCCGCGTTGGTTTTCGCGGCCGTGGTCGAGGCCGGTGAGCTTGCTGTGAGCTTGTTGGAGACTTTGGCTGAGGCTGAGGCGCGGTGTGAGGAAGTTCGGAGTTACCACCGGTCTTTGCAGTTCGCTAAGCCTTTGATTCGGTTGTGGATGAATGATCCTGACCCTTCGGTGGCTGGCGCGAAGTATGTGGGCCGGGTGGATTTCGATGACACGATTCGTGGCTCGTTCCCGTTTAAGAACAACACGCCTAGCGAGGGCATGTTTGAGATTCGGGATGAGCATTACATTGCGATGTGGTTGAAGCGGCTGCCGAATGATCCGAGCTTGCGGAAGAACGTGATTATCACTGTTGATTTTTACGGCGGCGTTAAGCGTTGGTCTGGTATTCTGGATAAGTGGGAAGTTAAGAACAAGGATGGTGTCAAGACTCTTGAGGTTTCTTTTCAAGACGATTTGACGTTCTTGCAGTATTTGTTGGTTCCTCCGAATCCTGTGTTGCCGATTCCGATTTTCCAGTTCCCGCGCATTTTCATGCTGGCTGGGCCTGCCCGCTGGTGTGTAAGTCAACTTATTTTCACCCAGATTGCACGCAACGAGGGCAACAACTGGATGCTTCCGGACGATCCGTTTGATTACGAGTCATGGGATGACTTGTGGGATTGGTCGGATTGGCAGATGCACATTAAGGCTCCGACGTTCTTTGACGATTCTTCGCTGTGGACTTTCCTGGCTTCAAGAATGAATCCTGTGGACGCGATTATTGCCGACACTTTGGATGATGCCCAGTTGACTGTGCAGTATCGGCGCATTGTCACTGACGACGGCGAGGTCTGTTCACCTAATCCGTTTGTGAAGAACGTCAAGAACTGCGCTCTTGTGTTTGAGGTTGTGGATAACAGCAACGTCACCGCACTTGAGGGCACGTTCTTGTCGGGCACGATCTTCGACGGCATGGTGCGTTCCACGATTCAGTACGGCGCGGGTTTTGTTGAGGATTTGTTTAATACGTTGACTGAGGATTCTGGTTTGGCTCCGGATGAGTATTACCAGAATGGTTTCTTGGGCACTGTGGCGCGTCAGCCGTGGCTGGTGGTTCGGGATAATGAGTGGTCGCCTATTGTTTCGTCCAGTTTGTCGTGGGGGCCGTCTAAGAATGTTGCGGTTGTTGTTGGTGGTGATAATCCGGCTGCGGATGCTATTGCCAAGTTAACGATTGAAACTATCGGCAACCTGCTGGGTGCGTTAGTAATGTTCTCGTCGGCTGGGACTATTGTGGCTGATGTTGTTATGCCCTTCCTGGTAGGCACGATAGCGGCTTGGCTTTATTGGCGTAACTCTGGTCGGGCCAAGGAGCTTGGCTGGGTGCATTACGTCGAAGCGTTCCAGACCGGCGCGGAATCTAATTCATGGTCGCTGTCTGCTGTGGCTGCTTTGCGTGGCGGTTTCTTGGTCGGTAAGGCCGAGACACGGCATGTGATGGAGTTGCATAACTCGTGGGTTATACCGGGAGTTCACGCCGATATTGGTCACCGCATTGGCTCCACGTTGGATTCCAAGGGGCTTGAGGACATTATTTGGGTTAACCAGTTGGAAGAAATGATTCCTAGCTGGGATAACACCATGGGCGGTGAGCAGCCTTATTCGTGGACGATTAAGGCGGGCCGCAGTGAGCGTGCGTTGTCTTTGGGCGAGCGGCTGGCCCGACTCACTAAGAAGATCAGCGAGGCCGCTAACAACGTCGGCTTCAGCCTGATTCAAGGGTAGCGATATTGAAATGGGGAGTTTTTAGATGCCTAAGCGTCAGCATGAAAGCAATATGGAGAATCCTTCGGAGTTCGCGGCGTGGGCGTTCGCGGCTGGGATACCTGATCCTCGCGGTGAGCAGTTCGGCAATCAGCCTTTGATCCCTGCGCCGTGCTTTCCGGCGTTGTCGCGCATGTTGTGGGATTTAGGGTTTCGTCATCACGCCGATTTGCAGACTAAGTGGGTGCCGGATTATCCAGGGCCGGATCGGAACTTGCTGGCGTTGGGTTTGACCGATACCGAGCCTGAGAAGCTGACTGCGTTGGCTGCGGAAATGCTTGTCGATCAGTTCCCGGCTGTTGCTGAGCGGTTGAAGAACGTCACTCCGGAGAATCGGGATGAGTTCATTGCTGAGCAGGCCCAGGAGCTTATGTCGGCTATGGGGCGTCTGAAGGCCGCGACGGAGAGGCTGCGGAGGGAGGACGAGTCGCTGTGACGATGCCACAGGGGTCTACTGGCCTTGAGCCTGGTGGGTGGATGCGGGAGTGGGTGTCTCAGGACACTCTTTCCGGCTTGAGGGATCGCACGCGAGGCCAGGTTGAAGACTATTACCTCAAGGGCCTTGAGTTGAATAGTTCTTGGGAATTCGCCCAATCATCTTTGTTTGATGGTCTTATGGGTGGTTTCAAGTCGCTTACTGAGTTTATTGAGAAGCTTGCCGCTGTAATGTCTGGCGCGGTGGAGGGAACCCTTGAGGATATTGGCAAGTTCTTTACCGAGCTTGTGAACAACATTGCCGATATTGCGAATGAGATTGCCGATTTCTTTGAAAAGGTGGACGCGGCGATCCTTGATGCTTTGAAGAAACTTGCGGAAGCCCTTGGCTTGGGTAGCGATTTCTCTAATATCACTACCGTTATCGGCGGCATTGCGACTTTCATCAACAGTATTTCGGATCGTGTGCAAGAAGTTGTTTTTGAAGCTATTGGCAAGCTTGCCGACGCTCTTGGCTTGGGCGACGTGTGGGATTCCATTGAGGACGCAATCAGCGGCATTGGTGACTATGTTACCGGCATTTTTACTCAAACTAACACGTTTGGCGAGTTGATCGACAAGATCAATGATTCCATTACCGAAATTCTTGATGCTTTGGCCGAGAAGTTGGGGTTGGATAAGTGGCAGAATTTCTTGAATGAGATTCTTGCCGCTTTGGGTATAAATTTGAGCGGCGGCGAGAATGGCACTACATCTTTGACGGCTGCCGAGGTTGAGGCTTTGGCTGCGACGACGGTGGCGAATCAGACGTTGATTCATCAGTTGCAGGCGCAGTTGACGGCGATGGGCACTCCTCAGGGTGTCAGCGGCGGCGATGAGTTTGAGATTGCCCAGGTGATTGATTCCGCTGCTGACTGGTCGAGCGTCGGCTGGGTTGAGTCTTTGTCTGGCGACGGCCGAATGGTCATTAAGGACGGGCACCAGGCTGAGTGGGCTTCGGGATCGAATTTTCTTCCTGACGATAAGGACATTGCCCGGTATTTCCGTTCGGCTGCGGCTGATGGGAACACTAAGACTGCGTATCAGAAGATCAGCCGGGTGACTGGCACTAAGGTTGCGCAGAACTTCTTGCTGGCTGAGACTAATGATCTTGTCCTGGGCCGTGTTTCGGCTGACCGCAAGAAGTTTGTTGAGTTGCGGGCGAACCGTAATGGTGTGTCGCTGCATTTGGTTGATGGGGCTTCGGTGCAGGAGCTTGAGAGTGCCCGGTGCCCTGGCCCGTCTGTGGGTGTTTCGTACACGTTGGAGTGCGGCACTAGGGATGGGCTGCGGGTGTTCAGGGTTTTGCGTAACACTGCGGTTGTTCTTGTTCATGCCGATACGGCGGGGAAGACTGCCGCGTTGGATGCTAATACCGGTTGGGGTTTCGGCGGTATCTCGCAGGGCAACTTGAAGCCCAGTTCGCTGCATTCGGTGGCTGTGGCCGATAACGTGCCTAAGACTTAGAGGGAAGATATGCCGAATTTGGTTAAACCTACTTATTTCACTGTTGTTGGTGATTTCCGTGCGGTGGTGCCGCATTTCCAGGGCGACGGGACGTTCGACCCTGCGTTGTCCCCGGTGACTGGGACGATCACGTTCACTCCTGTTGTGTTGCAGGGCGATGTGTTGTTGGCGGTGAATGCTGATCCTCGCCCGTTGGGTATTGTGGCGGCTCCGATTTCGGGGATCATTGATTCTGACGGCCGGGTGAAGTTGTATCCGGAGTTCGCGGCTCCGATTGATCCGGCTGCCGATCCGGAGCAGCGGGTGGCGCGGGACGGCGGCTACGAGTATGAGCCGGTTCGCCTGCTGGCCGATACGCCGCTGCTGCAACTGAAGTCCGATTTGTACTACCGTGTTACGTTCTCAGGCATAAAGTTTCGTGGGCGTGCAGGTCAGATCAATCCGTTTGTGTTTCAGGCCCCTAAGTCTGATGTTGAACTGAATTTGATTTCGGTGGCTAGGCAGCCGGGTCAGCCTGCGTCTGGTCAGACTGTTGTTCGTCCGACTGGTGTTCGGGTGGATGATGACGGCAATGTGGTGTTTCAGTTCAACGGTGTGGATATTCCTGATCCGTTGCCGTTGGGCGGCATTGGTGGTGGTGGCGGCGGGGTTTCGACGTGGGCGAGTCTTGCGGGTAAGCCTTTGGTGATTGCTGCTGGTGGTTCTGAGCAGGCGGCGGCTGATGTGATTGATGCTGTGCGCGGTTCCCGGCCGGGGTTGAAGGTGTGGACTGGCACGGCGGATGAGTATGAGGCTATTGCTGTTCCTGATCCGGATACGGTGTATTTGGTTGTGGGGGATGCCGGTTCGGGCGGTTCGGGTGGTTTCAACTGGGGTGCTGTTGAGCCTTTGGATGATGTTGATGAGGACACCGAGATTTTGGTGTTCGATAAGACTGGTCGGGCTGCCGATAAGGCGGTGAGGGTTTCGACTTGGCGGTTGTTCAAGGCGCGTGTGGACTCTTGGGTGCAGGAGTTCCTGCTGGATAAGCCGAAGTTGGGTTCTCCTGAGATTACGACGATTCGGGTGCCTGATCCTGGTTTCAATCAGGCTGATATTGATGCGGGTATTAATCCTCCGCGCCGGAACCCTGGCTATTTCAGTGTGTTGGATGCGCGGGACTGGCTTAACCCCGAGGGTTCGCCGTTCTCCACCACCAACAAGTTCGCGTATTCGTTCCGGCACGATCTGCTGCCCGATACCGACGCACAGTTCATAGCACGCACCCGCAAGGGTGGCACGCAGTTGATTACGACAAACGGTATCGACACGGCGGCGGGTACCTCGCATCTGGTACTCGCTGCCCTGCGCGGCAACGTGTACGCCGCCACAAACGGCAATGCCAACATCACCACCCAGACTGTTCCGGCGAATCAGGTTGTCACCGCCGGGAACATCGTCACACTGTCGAACAAGACGATCCAGTCCCCGACAATCACCGGCACACCCACAGTGGGCGGGGAGAAGCTGATCGGCGAAACCCGCATCAACACACTGATCGCGGATGCGTTGGCGGCACTACCCACAGGCGGCGGCGGGGGCGGGGCGGGGCTTACCGCCGAGCAAGAACAACTGATCCAGGCGGTGAAGTTCTTCTGCGACAAATACCCAACCACACTGGCAACAGTTCCTGATGCCAACAAGGTCGATTACCGACTGTGGGTAGCTATCAACGACTTCCTTACGGCTGAGCTAAATCGCATCAAGGTGGTGACCGAAACTGGCGTGCAAGCGTTGAGTAATAAGACGTACAACAACG